CCGCCCTGACAACATCATAGTGTTTAAATGCCATGAATCCTCCCGGCCGGGATAATATTGTGAGTAAAATGAGGAGCGGGCTGAAGTCCGGAAGTTACAGGACAATGGCAGAAGAGAGACAACAGCCCGCAATACGAAAAAGGCCGCGCTATTGCGCAGAGTGATTACTGTCGGATATTATTCGCCAGCTGAAATATTACTTCACGTTTTGTTGTTTATTCCTTGCCGCCCGCGTCTCCCTGCGCGGGCTTTTTTTGTCCATAAGAAAGCCCCTCCGGAGAGGGGCTGGAGAGTGGCGCTATGTGCCATTGCATGGTGCCGGGTGCCTCCCGGTGAATTCAGTACCAGCACCTGAATCCGCGATTATCCCATATACCTACTCGCTGATTGCCCCTCCGCACAGGGGGATTCACCATGCCAGTTTCTTTTAACAAACTCCCCGCAAAACAGACAACAGTCAACCGCCTGAATTGTGAGACATTTAAAAAAAAGGCCCGCAAAAGCGAGCCAGGGAAAATAAGTGTGGCGCGTTGTACTGGATTCGAACCAGTGACCGATTGCTTAGAAGGCAATTGCTCTGTCCGGCTGAGCTAACAACGCATGATGCAGATAATGGACCGCCATCGGGGACTTGAACCCCGCGCAGCCAGCTTCGAAGGCTGGCGCTCTTTCCTGATGAGCTAATAGCGGTATGTGATGGTGGCCCTTGCTGGATTTGAACCAGCGACCTGGCGATTATGAGTCGCTCGCTCTCACCACTGAGCTAAAGGGCCGGAAGCAGAATAATAATGGTGCGTAATTAATTCTGCAATCTCATCCGTTTCAAACGATTAAATCCTGAACTTCCCTGACTGTCTGCTCAAAACGTCCGGTCTCCAGCTCAACACCAATCGCACGACGCCCCAGTGCCATCGCCGCTTTTACCGTTGAACCCGACCCCATGAAAAAATCCGCAACCAGATCACCAGGACGACTACTTGCGCTGATTATCTGCTGCAGCATTTCTGCCGGTTTTTCGCACGGATGTTTCCCTGGATAGTACTGCACCGGTTTATACGTCCACACATCGGTGTACGGCACCTGCACCGTCACACCGAAATACCGCCGCAAATTTTTATATTCACTCAGCAGTTCCATATACTGCCGGTTCAGCTCACTGTATGTGCTGACCAGCTGGTGGTGTGGCTTTTCCAGTTCCCCGCGCTGATGTTTCTCTTCTGCCACCCGGGCAAACAACGCCTGCAATTTGTTGTAATCACCCTCGTTCGGTAGCTGCCACTGACTGGTACCAAACCAGTGCGAAGCCATGTTTTTCTTTCCGGTGGCTTCCGCTATCTGTTTTGACGTTATTCCCAGTGATTTACGCGCATCACGAAAGTAAGAAATCAGCGGGGCCATGACGTGCTGTTTTAGCTCGCGCCCCTGTGCCACATAGCCATCATCTTTCGGGCGATACGGTCCCTGATAATGTTCTGCAAACAGAATGCGCTCTGTTGCCGGAAAATACGCCCGCAGACTTTCCTTATTGCACCCGTTCCAGCGTCCGGACGGCTTCGCCCAGATAATGTGGTTCAGCACATTAAAGCGCTCACGCATCATGATTTCGGTGTCAGATGCCAGGCGATGACCACAGAACAGGTAAAAACTTCCGGCAGGCTTCAGTACCCGCCAGAACTGCGCCAGACACTGGTCCAGCCATTTCAGGTAATCATCGTCGCCCTCCCACTGGTTATCCCAGCCCTCGGGCTTCACTTTAAAGTATGGCGGGTCTGTGACTATCAGATCGACAGAGTTTTCCGGTAAGGTCTGGATAAATTCCAGGCAATCAGCGTTGATTAACTCACAACTGGATATTTTTACAGTATTAATCATAGATCAATAAGCACTTCTCTGATAGGCTCATACCGCTTTTGCGCAAAGCAGATGGGCCTGAGGTTTGCTTGTGACCCCAACGCATGAGCAGATGGCTGGCAGGTGCCGCTAACACCCACCAGCCGCCCATTACCACAAATTAAAAAACCTTCACTGAGGAAGGCGTCTGTAACAACCGAACTGATAATCTGCCAGACCCGCCATAACAAGCTGAGTCAGTATTAACTGGCAGCGTTCGCGTGAAAGGTAAGTATTCTGCGCAATTTCCCCGACGGTCGCCGGTTCGGTGACGCTTAATTCATTAAACACCACTCTGGCGGTTTCGGTCATATCCTGCTGTTTTAGCATGCCTTTTTCCCTTTTCCGGTTAACGTGACATACCAATACCTCTTGTCGAAAAAGCCAGCAAGCTGAAAGACCGGCATTCGCAACCACCAGCGCATTTAACGTCCTGTACCGCTTTTCGGGCACAAAAAAACCCGCATAAAGCGGGTTCTTTCAGGTGTCCATGTCTGCTATTCGCCTCGCGGTATAGCTTTGCGAAGCGTAGCTGGATTGAAACAGTTTATGCGTAAAAAATCAAGACATTTTTTGAGCAAACGATTCTCGCATAGGGATGTATAGCGCATATTCAGCAACAGCCAACCAATTAGCAATTCGCTTTTCGCATGTACTAAAACACCATTCCGGGTGCACCTCATTCAACAATTCAGCCATTTTGCGTTTACTCATCCCCCGCCCTTCGTATCTTTGCCGCAGGATATCAATCAATCCAGGATAACGTGCAAGCGCTTTACTTATCACCCCATCAATGCGTAACGCCTCTGCATCAGTACAGTGAGACAACCAGCTCTTCTGTCTGCCAGCGATCATCTCTCGCAAGAATGCTTCCAGCTCTGGTTTATCAATCCCTGACTCCCTGATTCTACGCAGGGCTTCATTGATCGCGGTTTTTGTCAGTTTTTTGGATGTCAGCAACTGATTGAACATATTTCCTGGTTTGCCACCACCTATGTACGACCAACGCCCCCACATCCGTAATTTCCCCTGGATCCAGACGGCTTCCAGCGTTTTTAGACGTAAATGCTCGCCGCTTTTGCCTGTAATTTCCGGGTATATCATATTTACGATCACTCACTCTCAATTTTGTAAATCTTCACGCCCAGCCGCCCCCCAGGAACGAGCTGACCGCGCACAATATTAATTTCATCAAACTGCTCGTCGTCTATGAGAAGTCCGGCATGCGTCAGCGCATCCAGTGGTGCTTTCAGGATATTGTCCAGGTCACGACGACGCTTATCCGGTGGCTCTGCAATAATCTTTATCGCCAGCCGTCCGGACAGGTTTAATTTCAGCCGCTGCTCGCGAACAATTAGCGCCACATCCCGGCGATAACGCTCACCGGCTTTTGATACAAAATATGTGTTGTCACGACGTCGCCAGTAGGTGTTCACCGTTGGCGGGTAAGGCAAAACAAACTCTATACGCATCAGTAACCTCTTTTACCCAAGCACGCCGGTTGCAAAGGCGTGATCAAGAAAATGAAAAATTAAATCAACCTGGGAACCATGCTTTTCTTCGAATGCCAGCGGATCCGCATGAAGCTCGTTGTGATGTTCCCGACACAGCGGTAGTGTGAAAATATCGTGGGATTTTGTTCCCATTCCACCCTGACCGTGGCCTATCAGGTGGTGGGCATCATCAGCAGGCTTTCCGCAACATGCGCACGGCTGCGTCTTAACCCAGCGCGTGTACTTTTCATTAACCCAGCGGCGACGTTTTGGGCGTAACATAAAAGACTCCGGCGACTCCGGATCCACTTTCAGCGCCAGCACCTTTTTCGCCTTATCCTGGATGATGCTGGTGGCAGTAACCGAAGGCACAAGGTCACTTTCCCGGGTAACAGACGGCACAACAGGCTTCGGTAATCTCAGTGCCTTACGGGCTGCACTTTCCGATAAGGCATCCGCCAGATCATTACGAATCAGCCACCAGCACAGTTCCGGCATTGTCACAACGTGACTGTCGTCAAAACCGAGCTCCCGACGCACAACAGACAACACCCAGCGGGCACAGTTATCCGTTGCCATTGATTCCAGCCGTTCCGTGAACTGATCGCGCAGCTGGTTATCGCAGTGCCAGCACAGACGGATTGCGCCCGGAGCGTGTCGCATTGTGGTCATGTTCTCGCTGTGCCAGTTGGAATGAGGCCACTGACAGCCCTTTTCACGAAGTAACCAGCTTTCAAGACATTCCACGCCACCAGCACGACGGATCACTGCCTCATTGCGGAACACGGCCCGAACGGCAGGATCATCCGCCAGCGGTTGTGATGCCGCCGGAACGGCACCACTGGCAAAAGATGAATAACGTTCCGGCTCAGGCTCCAGCAGGACACGCCCCTGCATAAACAGGGGCATCAGCTCTGAACCGGGCCTGAACAATACGATCCCCATACGCGGGGCAATTTCAGGGGTCAGTAGTGCTCTCACGGTCACCTCAGCGAACGGTATTGCATGAACGCAGAAGAAAAAATTCAGCCATCACGCAGTAAACTCCTTCACCAGTATTTCAAACTGGCTTACCTGGCCTTCCAGTTCCGCCACGCAATCCACCAGCTCATCCACCGCCTTTTGTGTGCGGTGTTTTGCCAGCAGCAGATCACGCAGCGCCGGAGTAAGCTGCTTGCGGAGCGTATCCTTTGCCACGCTCGTTTTTTCCATCTGTTCAGCACAACGAAGCATCTCCTGCGCCTGCCGACGAAGTTGTTCCGGTGAAACAGTGATTGCTCTGTTGTTCAAAATAAACGCTCCGTTTTACTGCCCGACATGCGGTTATTGCTGTATCTGCGCGGATTGCCCGGCGTCATGGGTGTGGAAAGAACCCGGGCACTCTCCTGGTCCACAGGCAGAAAATGTCCGTTATGAAAACGCCGGTAAATGGTCCCGAGCGTGCCATTACGCTGTTTCGTGATGTTGATTTCTGCTATGCCTCTGGCCTGAGTTTCCGGGTTGTATACCTCATCCCTGTAAAGCATCAGAATGATGTCGGCATCCGCCTCGATTTCCCCGGAGTTTTTCAGGTCCGAGTTCATTGGGCGTTTATTGGGTCTGGATTCCACGCCGCGGGAGAGTTGGCTCAGAGCAATCAGCGGAAAACCGCCGGATTTTGCCAGGCTTTTAAGTCCCTTTGAGATTTCCCCCACAGCAAGGTCGTGACGCCCCGTGCTGCGGGTTTTAATCAGGCCGAGGTAATCGACCACAACCAGCGCCGTTTCCGGGTGTTTCATCCGGTGGTGCTTCGTGGTTGCACATATCTCATCAATGGTCAGGTTTGCCTGGTCCACCATCCAGATATTACGCCCCGTCATTCGTCCCACGCCCTGCGAGAAACGCGCCCAGTCTTCATCTTCAAAACGGGCAACAGACTTAAGACGGGATACCGGCATTCCACCGGCAGCAGACACCATACGTTCACCAATCTGGATGTTCGCCATCTCCATGGTGAACAGAAGCACGCCATGCCCCTGCTCAGTCACCTTGTCGATGATGTCCAGCGCAAGTTCGGTTTTCCCCATCGAAGGACGGGCGGCAATGAATACCAGGTCTCCGGGCTCCATACCGCCCGTTTTTGCGTCCAGTTCATCAATACCGGTCATCAGCGCCCTGGATTTCTCCAGTCCCTGATTGCGGCATTCAACACGGTCGACCACTTCCGGAAGGACATCATCAATGTGAACCGGCTGAATGACGCCCTTTCCGGTCGACAGTGAGGCCATCATGTTCTGCGCATCCTTCAGGGCATCCTCGGCTGCTTCACAGGTATACGCATCACGTAAATTCTGTAATGCTTCAGTCAGTGTTTTTTCTGCATCGCGCAGTGCGGCATTGCGCCGCAACGCTGCGACATAGTGCTCCAGTGAAGACTTCACCCAGGTTTTGCGTCCGGTGTCGGTAATCACCGGGGCAAGTTCCGGCATCTCATTGCACAGCAGTACGGGGTCAATGACGCCGGATACACGGGCCTGTCTGCAAATTCCCGCGTAAATATCCCTGTACTGACGCACGAAAAAGACATCCGCCGGAAGCGTGGCCAGAATATCCATCACTTCCGGATCAGCCCCACGCAGAAAAAACGCACCGATGACAGCTCCTTCCAGGTCATCATTACGCCACGCCGGATTTGTCGGGTTTGTCATGCTGCCACACCTCTGATATGCGCGCGGTAGCTTTCCCAACCAAACACCAGGCAGTTACGCCCACCATCAGTAACGCGATCCACAATCCGTTCACCAATGGATTCCTTAAGCTGTTCAAACGTCAGGTTGCTGATCAAAATTGTCGGTAAAACGCTTTCGTAACGCGCATTTATGATTTCCTGCAGGATGGTTATCTCCGCAGGCGTACCGAACTGCACACCAACCTCATCGATGATAAGCAGATCCAGCGATGCAAAATGATTAATCACTTCATCGTCAGTGCGCTCAGAGTTGTGGCGCCAGGTATTTTTCACCGCACGGGTAAGCCGCATTACATCCGTGATTTCTATGGTTGCCTGGTGGTGGCGAATAATATTTTTTGCCATTGATACAGCCAGGTGATTTTTACCGGTACCACAATTGCCAATCATGACCATGCTGGTGCCTGCAGCGAGACATTTCTTCCAGGAAGCGGCATAGCGCTGACAGGCTTCAAGGTTTTTCTGTGCGTCAGTATTCACCGCCTGATAATTCTCAAACTCACAGTCCTGGAACCGGCGGGCAATACCGGCCTGATCGAGTAATTCACGAACCTTCAGGGCGCGTAATTCGTCATACACGCGGCCCAGCTCCTCACTGAGGCAGGACAGGCAACCGGACACCCGTTTGACAGCTTTCCCCCTTACATCCGGGCCAGTCAGCACATAGCGCGTGTATTTTCCGTGTTTCCCGCAGGACACCGTCTCAGTGCTTTGCACCCAATGCTCACAGCGCCACGGACGCTTTCCGCCACGGACAAATGCCAGCTCCTCTTCCAGGTCTGCCTTGCGGTTAAGTAACTGCGCTTTGTCGTGTTGCATGTGTTGTTTGTTCAGGAAATTAGTCATTTTCACCCTCCCCACAAAATCACCAGTTGAAGTTCGTTGAGCCGTAGTCCTGTTCACTGAATCCCGAGATCGGGAGGCTTTTGCCCCGCCCACCTCCGGGGGCTGCTGGCTGTTGCCAGGATTCCTCGAAATGACGATCGGGTCCAAAGAACGTCGACGCCTGCTTCACGAACTGGGTACCGGTATTTCCAGAGACACGCACCCAGGCGGCATACCGCTTCACGCCATCAAGCATGTTCTCCGGTTTTATTCCCTCCCTGATACGTGCTTTCCAGGCTTTGAAGGCTGCTGACTTGGAATTGCCACCAGCACGTTTGGGATATTCCTGCCATGCCTGTTCAAATTCCGGTGAATATTCCTGTCGGGCAGAACGCGCTGGTGCAGACGCGTCAGCGGATGCGCCAATAGTGTTTTTACTCTCTGTAGTACTCTCTGAAGTAATCTCTGTTGTATTCTCTGTAAGATCGAAATTGGTTTTCCCTTCACCGCGGCGAGGGGTTTCCCGTGTCCGCGGTGAAGGCTTTCCCTCCTCCGCGAAATTGGGTTTTACAGTTTCCCGAAAACGGGTTTCCCCATTTCGGGAAAACTGATTGTTTTCATTGATAATTTCATTAAGGCGCTCACAATCTATACGGTAGAACATTTTGTGCTCAAGACGCTTGTTGGTTTCAACCAAAATGCCTCTGGACACAAGATGCTTACGCGCTACAGCCTGTTGTTCAAATGTAAGTCCGGTTTCGTGTTGTATCTCTTCACGCGTTTTATGTACGCCTTCCGCTGCATGTGCTTTATCCTGCCAGTAAAAAATCTGACCAAAGAAAATAACAGCGTGCGGACTTCCCATGTATTTAACGAGCCCAGGGTAATAAGCAACCGGATGCCCAAAATCGAGCAGAAGATCAGACGGACGCATAGCCACCTCCCAGGCGTTTAAACATTTTTCCGGACTGAAACGCCACTAGTGGGTAACTGATGGTGTAGTTACGCCCCAGTAATTCACACACAACTTTCTGGCTTTCGGTGCTGACCAGGCAAACCCGCAGAACGCGACCGTCGCTGGTGGCGAACCACTGCCCCACACGGGGGCAACGGTTGTGTCGGTGATACAGAGAATTAACGAGGCGGCGAATCATGGGCGCACCTCCCATTGATTACAGCGGAAAGCTGTATGATTCAGGCTGGTTTCAGCTTCATGGAATGCCTCAATGCAGCTCTCGTAGTACCGCATTGTGCGCAGACTTAACCCAAGCTGAAGCATCATCAGGCCATCAAGAGTGATGTAATAACCACGCAGGGAGTCACCGTAGATGTGATAAGTACCCGGTATGAAATTGCAGGTAAAAAACTCGCGTGAGCAGTTCAGATACTCGATTTTGTCAACGATGTTCTGGTGCATTCGCTTAAAGTGGCAGGCAACATGCAGGGAGAAAATAACGGCCTTGCCGTTGACAACTTCAATTTTCAGGTATGGGGAAGTTGGGACAGTAGCCATGATGGCAGCCTCCGTTGACTGTGGAAAACTTCCACCACCGGAGCTGCGAAACTCACTGGTGGCAGACTGAACAGGGTTCGCAGTACCGGCGTCAACGGAGACCGGCGAGCCTTTCGGCTCCCCTGCCCAGCCCACCATAATTCTGGCGTGCGTGAGCGCGGACGATAAAAAAGACGCTGGCGCGTCATATATCGCCGTTGACAATTCCGGGCTGCGACCCCCGGCACCCGCTTTATAAGGTGCGGAGACAGTGTAACGTCCCGAAATTGCAGAATCAATATTTGGTCTTGAAATGATCATATAGCTGCTGATATCTTTAGAACTGTTCTTGGATGTTTCGGAGCCGTTTTATGCGAAACAGCTCCCCGTTATTGATGTTGAGTGAGCCGGGTTACTCCCGGCTTTTTTTCACCGCTGCCAACCAATAACCTGAAATAACCCCATTTTCGGGTGATACCAGCGAGTCCCTCGCGGTTCTGCTTCCTCCATAACCCGATAAAAAGCAGCCATAAACGGTTCCACAGCAACAATTGCGCGACGTGACAACAATCCGTCCGGCGTCATGAACTCATGGGTGTCTGTAGGAATCTGATAGGCGTTCACCAGATTGCGGCATTTATCATCTGACAAACCGGTTTTTGCTTTCAGTTGGCGATATCCGGCATAGCCCTCACGAATAGTGCCCTTTTTAATTTGCTCGACTGTTTCAGCAACGTGGCTGACTTTTTCTTCCACCTGAGTGATCCGTTTCTGCTGACGAACTGCTTCAAGAGCCATCGCGGCAACCATTTCGATTTCGCTCATTGGCTTACGGATCTGTTCTTCCAGTTCGCGCCAGCGATCTACCAGGCGAGCAGTGAATTCAGGACAGAGCTGTGCGACGACAATGATGCTGTCGCGCTTACCTCGTTCACCTTCGAATACATACGCGCTAGAAAATCGGCGAGGCCCAAGTGATTGTTTATTCTCAATTTCCACAGTCTGTGGAAATTGGATGATTCCCTTTTTAGCCAGTGTTTCAATAGTTCTCTTAACACTATCTGGTCGGCTTCCCACCAGCTCTGCGATCTCAACGCTGGTCATGGATGCTTTGCCGTTAAAAATTGCGGTGTTCATTGTTTATCTCCTGCGTGTATTCCATCCGCTCTGTGTGGTGAACTTGGATTTAGGCTTTTGCGTAACAAGTTAGGAATTCCATCTTCAGGGTGAGGATAAAGATCTGGCCTTAAGCCATGAGGCGTAACCTTCCATGCAACTACTTCACATACTCGTAAAACGAAACGAGCAGGAATTGTGCTTTTTGAAAACCACTGATTCACCGCTTGCGGCGTCACACCAAGATTTCGCGCTATGGCATTTTGCGCAATTAATGCACGAAGTTTGTCGTAATCATTTCCTTCCATAACAAAGCACCAATATTAACTTTATAAATCAAGAATACATCAAGTTTAAATTAACATGCAAGTTGCAAAAGGATCGAATACACTAAAATCAAGTAAAGATTTATCCTTGTAAAGAAACCCACAGGATTTGGTCATGAAGAACGTCAAAAACACGGAAAATCGAATAGCCGCGATGCTGAAAGCAAAAGGATGGACTCAGGCTCAACTGGCCCGCAAGTTAGGTGTGAGTGCGCAATCAGTGCAGTACTGGACAACAGGAAAAACATTTCCACGGAGTGATAAGCTCGCGCATTTATCAGAGATTAGCGGTTATCCACAATCCTGGTTCTTAGGTGAAGACTCCTCACCAACCTTTTCTTCGCAAGAGAAACACCAGACAAGAACAGATAGCGTCGTATTTAATGTCCTTGATGTTGAGTTTAGTTGCGGTGATGGAACTCATGTCCGTGGTGACTTGATAGATGTAGTGCGCTCAATAGAACTTGATCCTGAATATGCCCGACGTCTTGTTGGAAATCGGGCATTCAAAAATATAGAAATAGGTAACGCCAGAGGAGACAGTATGGCTCCCACAATCTCACCTGGCGACCTTCTTTTTCTTGATAAGACAGTAACTTATTTTGATGGCGATGGTATTTATGCATTTTGTTTTGATGGAGAATGCTACGTGAAAAGGCTTCAAAAAATTGGAAGCAAAATCATGGTGTTATCTGATAACCCCAATTATCAACCATGGAGCATCGAAAAAGAGGGGTTAGCTCTGCTTTATATCCAGTCTAAAGTGATCTCATCAGTACCATTCAACATAAACAGATTTGGTTAGTCTTTGATTTTAACGGGCTTTGCCCGTTTTTTTTCTGCCTGAAATATACGATATCAATTTTTTCTTGACAGCCTGTTTCCCAAAACATAATATCGCACCATCAATTATAACTTGATTTGATTCAATTTAAAATTGTTGGCGGATATATGAAGACACTAAAAGCAACTCCAGAAACAACTAATTTTATCAACTGCGGCTGTGTTACGCTTAAGGGCTTAGAACTTGATTCCTTTGCATTAAATATTGCAAATTTGCTAAGTGCTGTACGCACATTCCATCTTCTGGATTGTGCTCGCTCAAAGGAACTGGGCATTGAGGTAATGGAATTTATCCATGAATATGCTCTATCTGCTGCTTCTCCTGCACAACAAAAACAATCCTTCCCTGAAAGCTGGCTGGTTAACCTTCGCACCCAACGCGAAGCCTGCGGCTTAACAACCGCCGAACTCGCCAGGCTGCTCGATCTCGATGAAGAAATTATCATCCAGTGGGAGAGCGGAGAGTATGAACCAACTATCAGTATGCTTATCCCACTGGCAAATATTCTTGGCTGCGATCCGATGTGCCTGTTAACTGGTGAGGTTACTCCTCCGGAGCAACCAAAAAGTGAGGAGCAGCAACACCATGACGCATCTCAACAAGTTTGCCCCTTATCTCGCGAAGCTCTTCTGCGGAAGAACCAATACCAATGGTGACATAATCGCCGCTTCGCCCTTCAAGGTACATGCGAACATTTTTATCAATCATTGCGGAAACAGTCTCAATATGAAAACACTTCTGAGACTCGCTATATAGCAGAACATATAAGTCAGCTGAGGAAGCCATGAAAAAGTTCGAAAACATAACTGTTCTCCATGTTGATGACTTTGATTATACAAACCCGGAACTTCTCCCGGAGGTTGTAAAGGCAATGGATGTTGCCGATATAGTGATTAGAGAAAAGAGAATTGTCAAAAACAGGCTCGCATGCACTTCAGGAGCAATGACAGAAACAACCTCACAGCAAGATAATTACGAAGGCATTTGTCTGGAGCCTGATTCATTTGCGGTAAATGTTTATCATTTATTGCATGCAACACAGGTATTACATATGTCCAGTAATCACGAAACGAAAACACTCGGCAGCGAAATTCTGAGTTTTGCATGTGAGTATACAAAAGCTGCTGCCGAAAAAGAATTAGCGCAATAACAACAAATATGCCCTGAACGTTTATTGCGGTTTTATCGCCGGGGATTGTTACAACCTTAATCCACAGGAGGCTTTATTGTGACTTTTATAAAGAATATGGCATCACACAAGACCGCCTGCCTTATTGCACAATACGGTGAAAATTACATGCATATTGCCTGCTTATTTCTGCGTAAAGCATACGGGAGATAATAATGCATCAGAAAACAGCAGAACACGAACAAACCAGAATATTGCTGACCATCAAAAACGGGAAAGTAATATTCATTCTCCATGTTCATGACGATGAACTTGTAGGAACTCTTTCAACATTCCTGTTTATTGCAGAAAAGGCAGGATATGACGTTATTGCACCAGCAGATGAAGATGAAGATGAAGATGAAGATGAAGATGAGGAATAAATATCATGCAATACGATGAATTCCAGGCTGAAGCAACAGCCAATGGTATACGAACTGGCAGTATGACGATTGATTATCACGACGCCATACGTCGTCTGGATGCCGGAGAATTCGATACTCCTAATGTGCGAGGTTTACGTATCCTTCAGTGTCTGGCGCAAGCCGACGAAGCAGGATTACTGGGTAAACTTCCGGTTGAGATGAAGGTTGCTCAGTGGCGATGGTTGTATGTGACGACATTCATCAACGAAGAAGAAGACAAGAACGGCACAATTGATATCCTGAATGAACACGGAACAACTGAACACGCCGTGGTATATAACGGGATGTATGGGTTTATGACGATATATCCCGGCCCCATTCGATTTGCCTTACAACAGTATATTGAATGGAATTTAATTCAAAAATACGGCGAAGCTGAAGGAATGGGAAGAGCGCTGTTTCTTTATCAGAAAATGCTCACTACTTCCCCTGATAAAGGTTTCATTCTTTCAGATATGGGTCGAGAAGGGCTTGAAATCCTTCTGGATGAAATTATTAACGAAATGAATACTCATGGCATGCAATCCGAAACAGATATTAAGTAAAAGGGACCACATGACCGTTATCGAGTATATCCAGGAAAATCCAGATTGCAGTAGAGAAGATATATCCCTCGCACTTGGAAGAAGCGCAACTTCTATCAGTAATGAATTATCACGGTTATTGTGGAATGGGTTAATAGTACGAACTGGAGAAAAAAACAAAATGATTCTGTACTGCGTAAACAATCTGCCGTTTTGAAGTGGCACACTGAATTTGGCCACCTGAACAGAGGTGATATGCTCACCTCAGAACAACACAGGTGCTCCAATGAAAAAAAGAAATTTCAGCGC